GGTTGCGGTCCAGGAAGTACGACAAGGCCGTCATCCATTTGCCCCATGATGGCGTGAACGCCAACAACATCAGCGGCAAGCGCTATGTCGATCACTTCAGAGAGGCCGGCTTCGACTGCCCAGAGCCCGAGCCCAACAAAGGCACCGGCGCTGCCTCTATGCGGATCGAAGCGGTGCGGCGGCTCATGCCAAAATGCTGGTTCAACGCAGACACCACAGAGCCCGGCCGCGATGCTCTTGGCTTCTACCATGAACGGAAAGATGAGGCCCGAAATGTCGGGTTGGGTCCTGACCATGATTGGTCAAGTCATTGCGCGGACGCCTTCGGCCTGATGTGCGTCGCCTACGAAGAGCCCTCCCGGCAAACGCAGTTCAATCGGCCGCTGGTCTACCGGCCGCAGGGGTATGCATGACGGGACAGATCAACATTACGGTAGGTTTGGTCTACTGGCGGCAAATCCGCGACCTCGTTGGCCGCATGAAATTCCTTGGGCATCAAATAGACCTGTGGGAATCGTCCGGATGGATCGAGCGCGATTTCATCATCAGGGGCGGTGACGAAGCCATTAGGGTCGCATCTAACGCGTTGAACAGATGGCGGCGAGAGATTGAAGAGAATGCCTAAGACACGCATCGAACGCGACACGATCGAAGCATGCGCGAAGATCGCGGAGAAATTCAATGTCGCGCATTGCGGCGCCATAGCCGCTGAAATCCGCGCCCTGATCAATCCGATCGGCGGCGCCAATAGCGGCCATGGCCATGTGCGGGCGCGTCCGGACGGGGTGAAAGCTCGCTGCGGCGGTCCGTCTCTCTGTGCTCAATGCGCGCAAGATGCGGCGCCACCTCGGCTAGATGAAAAAGGCTGCTGTCCATGCGGATACTACTGCGGGTCCGTATTCTGCGAAACTTGCATCAGGCGCAAAGCGAGTCCTGACCCCGACGATTTCCAAAGGATAAGCCCCGCGAATGCCTAAAATGTCTCTCGCGTCCCTGCAGACGCTGCTTCAGGCCGAGAACTCCGACGCGCTCGCCGGCATGAAGGCCGACAAGCTGTCGTCCGAACGCGCGAAGTCGCTCGACTACTACATGGGCAACATGACGCGCGACATGCCCACGGAAACAGGGCGCTCCGCTGCCGTCTCGTCCGACGTGTCCGACACCATCGAGGGGATGATGCCGGCGCTCATGGAGATTTTCTGCAGCGGCGAGGAGGTCGTTACTTTCAATGCTGTCGGCGAGGAAGACGAACCCGCTGCGGAGCAGGAGACCGACTACGTCAACCATGTATTCATGCAGCAGAACCCCGGCTTCCTGATCCTCTATTCCTTCATCAAGGACGCGCTCCTTTCCAAGCTCGGCATCGTCAAATGCTGGTGGGAGACCAAGGACATTACCGAGCGCGAGACCTATCAGGGCCTCGACGACACGGCCTACGGGATCCTGATCGACGATCCCGACATCGAAGTGGTTGAGCACACGGAATATCCGGCGCCGCAGATGGCGATGCCTGGAGGGATGGCGACGCAGTGAAGCTTCCGCGGACGCTTTCCTCACAGCCCGGCCCCGTAGCGTTATCGAAGCTCCAGGCTGCGGCTGCGAACCTTTCCCCTCCGGTTCAGTCTGGAATTCCAGCGGCACCGATACAGCAGCCATCGCAGCAGATGGTGCCCATGCTCCATGACTGCGTCATCCAGCGCAGCAAGAAGGCCGCCCAGGCCAGGATCATGCCGGTGCCCCCGGAGGAATGCGGCTTCGCCCGTTCCACCCGGACGCTCAGCGAGTGCAATTACGCCTACCACAAGCCCCCCATGACGGAGGGCAAGGCAATCGCGCAAGGGTACGATTCGGGTCAGATCAAGGCACTCCCGACCTACTGGGGAGGTACGCTCGCCTCGACCGAGGAGCAAGAGCGCGACTCGGTGGCGGAAGGCCAGTACGCCCCCGCCGATACGCTCAACACCGCGGCGCGTCCGATCGAGCTGATCGAGCACTACATCCGCATGGATTACGAGGGGAAGGGCGAACTCAAGCTCTTCAAGGTAACAACCGGGGGCGCGAGCGGTGAAATCCTCCGCAAGGAGTTCGACGATGACGATAAGGGCGAACGCCCGTCTTCGCGGGCTATGGACGGCGACAAGAAGAGCGTCAAGGAGGACATCGAAGAGTTCGACATGATGCCGTTCGCCGCGATGACGCCGGTAATCATCACGCACCGGTTCTTCGGCCGCTCGATCGCCGACCTGGTCATGGACATTCAGAGGATCAAGACGGCACTTCTGAGGGGCGCGCTCGACAACACCTATTTCCGCAACAATCCGCGCGTCGAGGTCGCGGAGAACCTCGCCGGCCCCAACACTCTCGATGACCTTCTTGTCGCTCGTCCGAACGGCATCGTGCGCGTCAAGGCGCCCGGCGGCATCAACTGGCAGGAAGTCCCCGACGTTACGTCAACGACGCTTCCGGTGATCGAGTACATGGACGCCACCCGCGAGTGGCGCACCGGCGTCACCCGCCAGGGGCAGGGCATCGACGCCAACGCGCTGCAGAACCAGACCGCGACCGCCGTCAACCAGGTCTACACGATGGCCCAGGCCCGGGTGAAGCTGATCGCGCGCATCTTCGCGGAGACCGGCATCAAGGACCTGTTCATCCTGCTACATGGCTTGATCCGCAAGCACGGCCAGGAAGCCCAGACCGTGCGGCTGCGCAACCAGTGGGTCGAAGTGGACCCCAGAGACTGGAAAACCCGCAACGATCTCACCGTACATGTCGGCATCGGCGACGGCGGCCAGCAAGAACAGATGGCTGCCGCGAACGCGGTAGGGGCCGCGCAAGAGAAAATGCTGATGGGCGGCATGTCGGACGTTGTCTCGAAAAAGAACGTCTACGGCGCCGCCAAGCTGCTGTGCCGCGCGCTCAAGCTCAAGAACGTCGACGCCTATTTCACCGATCCGGCATCGCCCGAAGGCCAGCAGGCGGCGCAGCAGCTCGCGCAGGCCTCCGCCGGCAAGGTCGATCCGAAAGTGCAAGTGGAGCAGATGCAGATCCAGGCCGACCAGGCCAAGGACCAGCGCCAGGCGCAGCTGCAGCAGCAGAAGATGCAGATGGACCAGCAGCATCAGATCGCCAAGAACTCAGCCGATGCGGCGGTGGCGCAGAAGAAGCACGACCTGGACGTGGAGAAGTCCGTCATGGACTTCCAACTGAAATCGCAGGAAGCCGAACGCCAGCACGTCTACAAGCTGCAGGAATTTGCCATGAAGGCCCATGAGTCGGACCAGAACCGCGCCGCCAAAGCGCAGGCTCAGGACGGCCAGGAGCGCGGCACGGCCGCGGTGCATCAGGGCATCGGTACCCTGTCCGAACATCTGCAGCAGATGGCGCAACAGCATCAGCAGCTCATGGCCACCATTGCGCAGCCGAAACGGCGCGTCATCGGCCGCGATGAGCAGGGCAGGGCGACGCACGCCGACGAAGTGCCGATGTAATGGCGGACGAAATCACGTTTCAGGCTCTTCGCAATTTCCACTCGGCAGAGTTTGAAAGCGATTACCTGGACGGCCTGTACTATACGGCCCGTGCGAACGATACGCTTCTGCGGTTGCTCCTTCCCGCCTGGGAAGCGGACGGGCGTGTCCGAATCGGGCCTTATGCGGCGCGCGCCGTCGCCACGGGAGTGGTCGAATGGCGGTGACGCATGCCACGGCAGTCCGCAACACGTTGGCCGGAGCGATCGCCACGGCCGTGGATGCCGGCGGCTCTCCCGGCACGCTGGTCTGCCAAACGTCCGCGCCCGCTACTGTGGCGACATTGACGTTCTCGCGCCCATCGTTCGGTGCTGCGTCGGGCGGCGTCATCACGGCGGCGGCTATTGCGTCTGACACCAATGCCGTCGGCGGCACGATGGCGCAGGCGCAGTTCAAGGATTCGAGCGCCGCACTCGTTCTGACGTGTTCGGTCACGGCGACGGGCGGCGGCGGCGATATCACGTTCAACTCTGTGGTGGTCTCCGCCGGGCAGACTGTCGCGATTACGAGCCTCACCTATACGGCGCCTCCCTGATGGCTGACGCACGTATCAGCGAGCTTGTGGCGGCTTCCGGCTTTCTCGCCACCCAGGAATTTCCCGCCAACGATGGCGGCATTTCGCACAAAGTCACTGGGTCGCAGATTCAAGCCGCCTGGGGAATGGACTTTCTCGGCTCGACGTTCCTTGCCTCGGCAGCGCATGAAACCGCGGTCGTGACGATCGCGCCGCGCGTTCAGCTATGGATCGCCGTTCATGTGGCGAGCTACGGCGGTTCGCCCGACCCGACGGGGGATATCGCCTCGCTGCGCTTCAATGGAGACTCAGGAGCCAACTATTGGTCCGACCATGCCCAGTTCATCGCAGGCGCGTGGACCGACTTCCCGCTCGCGAGCACGAACCTGATCCGCATGGCCGGCACCAACAGCCGCCTTTCGCGCAATGTCTGGTGCCAGGTGAACAATCTGGGCAATCGGGGAAAGACTGTGAACCTCAAGAACCAGACCGGTACGGGTGATCCCACGGTGGTTGGTGTGATCAATCTGGGCGGTGGCGAATGGGTCAATACCACTGATCAAATCACATCCGTCCAGCTCGTGAATCAGGGCTCGAACAACATGGGCACTAATTCGGGCTTCATCGTCTTCGGAAAGAACCTCTGAAATGGCTTACCCCAATCCGTCATCGTATGTGCCGCTGATTATCGGGGCGACCGACGGCCCCACCTTGACGGCGGCAGCCGCGGCGAGCTGCATTCCGGTAGCCAACCGCATCATCCTGCCGAACAACTATTGGACCATCGGCAAGTCGTGGCACGTGCGCATGAATGGCCGCATTTCGTGTGTGGTCACGACGCCTGGAACGTTTCGGCTCGATTTCCGGACAGGGCCGTCCGGCACCATCGTTGCTTTCGACAGCGGTGCGCTCAATCTCAATGTCGTCGCGAAAACCACAGTTCCCTGGTATTTCGAAGCGGATATGACGTGCCGCGCGGTCGGCAATGGCACCGCAACGCAACTGTTCTCGCAAGGCAAGTGGACCTCGGAAGCTGTTGTCGGGGCGCCCCTTCCGACCGTTGGCGGCAATGGAGTGCTCAACTGTCCGGTTGGTACCCCTGCTCTTGGCACAGGTTTTGACAATACGGCCGCGAACGCCCTTGACTGGTTTTTCACCCAGACCGCAGCGACGGGCAGCTTCACCGTTCACAACTATGGGATCTGGGAATCGATTTGATGTCCCACACCAAGGACTGGCGCCTTAACGTGATTTCTTCCGGGAAGAACTGGAACAGGTCGCGGTCGCGTCAAGGCGTTTTCAAGCCGGTCAAGATCGCTGCCGTTAACCCAGGCATCACAGGGATAACGCGGGACAAGAACGGCGTTGCGCTCGGCAATTGCATCGTCGATGCGTTCCGGAATTGGGACAATCAGTTCATCGCATCGACCATCTCCGATGGCGGCGGCAACTTCACAGTCAATCCGATTTCGTCCGGTCCGTACTATCTGGTCGCCTACAAAGCGGGTTCTCCCGATGTTGCCGGAACGTCCGTCAACACGTTGATCGCTGCCTGATGTGGATATTTTTCTATATCCAAAGCCGGATTTCCCAGGCACCGCAGATGTAGATTTACTTGATCCGACCGTCCTGGAAAGCGCAGGGCCTATCGGATCGGGAGCGCTGGCAGCTTCCTCTGCCGGCGTCAGCGGCGCCGGAACATCGCGGTCATCCGGCAGCGGTGCTGTAGCGGCTTCTGCATCAACAATTTCCGGGTCCGGCACCGTTTCGGCTCCTGCTACAGTAACGGGCTCCGGCAGCCTGGCGGCACGGTCCGCGACGATTGCCGGGAGCGGCATAAGCGAGTCGACAGGCAGCGGTGCGCCGGTCTCATTTGCGGCAACGCTTGCGGATATCGGAATTACGTCCTCTGCGGGCGCTGGCGGCAGTGGCGTTCCGGGTGCAAATCCGGCGTCGATCGCCGCAAGCGGCGTTGTCGAGTGGCTCGCACGCGGCAATCCGTTTCTGCTGGAGGATGGCAGCGGCCACTATCTCGTTGAGGATGGTTCGGGCTTCTACCAGCGCGAAGAAGTAACGGTCGCCGGCAGTTTTGCGACCATCGCGGCGATCGGCACCGTAAGCGGCCAGGCGTCCCCGGGCATCGGCGGCGGCGGCATCATCCGCGGCTACGCTTATTCGCACAAGGAAATCGAGGAGCTCGCCCGCGAGCTCGCCGAGGCACGCCGCGCAGCCGCAGCATTAGCGAACGCCTCGAAGGGCGGAAAGGCCAAGGCTGCGGAAGCCGCCCTTGACGCCATTGCGGACGCAGCCGCAGCGCTGAGGGAAGCCGATGACCATATCGAAGTTGCTCATATTGCTGCGTCTGTGGCGCGCGTCACGCGCTCGCTCGAGGCAGCGGCGTCGGCTGGCCGCGTCACCGCAGCCATCAATCACGCGAAAACCGCCGAGCGGATGGCGAGGAAAGTAGCCGAAGAAATAGCGCACTGGCGCCAGGACGAGGACGAGGCCGAAATGCTGTTGCTGCTGTCATGAGCGACGCATGGAACATTCCGCAAGGCGCGGCTCCTTGGTTTCCCCAACCATCGGACGCCGAAGGAATTGCGCAGAACTACCCGGCGCTCGCCCCTTACACGAAGAACCTTGCGGTTCAAAATGGCAAATCATCCGGGCCTTCGGATGATCGCGTTCTCGAATTCTACCAGCCGTGGGAAAGCGACAATCCGAACCCCGGGAAGCTGACGAGCGAGCTGTTTCCGGCGGCACAATCCATGTCTCCGCAAGATCGCCAGGAAACAATTGCCGGCGACATGCTCCATCACCTGGGCGCGATCAATCCTGCAACAGGGATGCCGGTCGATCCGAACTGGTACGCGATGAAACAAGAGCTGGGAGCGGCTCGGACTCCCCAGCATCTGAAAGCCGACGCGAACGCCTATGCGCAGGAGAAGGCGAATCCGAGCTATGAGACGGCCCCTTATTCCGACTGGGATCAAGGCAACAGGCTCGACGCATATGTGAGGGCCGGTGTCTTTCCGAATCAAAACAAGGAATGGGGCGATTTCATAGACAATCCGAAGATGAGAGACATTCACGCAAGAATGCAGCGATATCTCACAACGGGGACGCAATGACCGACAAAACCGCCGACGACGCCGCCCGCGGCCGTGAAGCCGCGATGCTGATGGCGCATCCGCTGCTCAAGGAAGTGTTCGCGACCTTCGAAACGCAATGCCTGGGCTATTGGAAAGACACCACGGCCCCGGCCGACACCCACGCCCGCGAGCGCATCTGGCAGGCTGTCCAGGTCGCCGCGAAGGTGGAGGACGCACTGGGCCAGATCGCCGCCAACGGACGCCTCGCACAGAGCGATCTTGACCGTATAGCCGGCAAGCAACCTTAAGGATCATGCATGTCTGACGTAACCGTCGCCGCGGACATCTCCGCGCCGCGAACCGATACTGCTTTGCCCGCGTCCATGAGCGTCTCAGACGCCGCGCAGATACTCGCTGACAGGCGCAAGCAACCACCCCAAGAATCAAAGGCAGCTCCCGAGGTGAAAACTCCTCCGGTCGAAGCGCCGCCAGAGACATCCCCAGAGGATGACGCCGCCCCTCCCGAAACGGAGGCTCCCGGCGAAACGACCGAAGAGACCGACGCCGCTGCCAAAGAGCAGCCTCCCGTCGACGCCCCGAGGTCATGGACGAAGGAAGCACGCGAGCGATGGCAATCCTTGCCCCGCGAGACGCAGGAATATCTTGCGACCCGCGAACAGGAACGCGATCGCGAAGTGCGCCGGAGTCAGAACGAGACCGCTGAAAAGCTCAAGGGCGTAACCGCCAAAGAGCAACAGCTGGAACAGGCAAGGCAGCAGTACGAGGCCGCGCTACCGCAGATCAAGGCCGTCGTCGAAGCCCAGATCGCGGGCGAGTTCAGCGATATTCGGTCCATGCAGGACGTAACCCGCATGTCCGCCGAAGACTGGCCCCGCTACATCCGATGGGATGCCGCACAAAAGCAGCTCGCGGCCGTCCATCGGGAAGCGGAAAGC